GGGATTTCTCGCTCAAGGCTGGCGTATCTTCTTCTTATTTATGATAGTAGTCCTATTGAACACGCACTATTCTTACGCAGTCGCATCCGAACCACCCTTCGATCTTGGGCAGAAGTGGCGCTTAGCGGCAGCGGGCACCGACCCGCATCGCATCATCTTTATATGATAGCTGAGCTGGAAAATCTCGCGAGCGGTGCATTCGATAGATTGATGATCCTGATGCCGCCGGGGTCGGCGAAATCAACCTATGCCTCCGTCCTGTTTCCTCCTTGGTGGTTTACCCAGCACCCGCAGTCGTCGGTCATAAGCGCCTCGCATTCGCATGGCCTAGCCGAATACTTTAGCCGCCGGGTACGTGGGCTTATCGATGAAAAGCGACATATTCTCGGGTTCGGTGTTTCACAGTCTCATCGCGCTGCGGGTTCGTGGGTCACAACCAGCGGCGGCGAGTATCACTCAGTGGGCGTCCGTGGCGCCATCACGGGCCGACGGGCGGACCTGGTGATCATTGATGACCCGGTCAAATCGCAAGCCGAGGCTGAAAGTGGCCGGCACCGAGAGCACATCTGGGAGTGGTACAAGTCAGATGTCAGCACCCGGTTGAAACCTGGCGGAAAAGTCGTGTTGATCATGACCCGGTGGCACCCTGAGGACCTAGGAGGCCAGCTTCTAGACCAATTCGGCGACGAATGGACGGTCGCTCGTCTTCCCGCCTTAGCGGAGCAAGATGACCCGCTGGAGCGTTCTGTCGGCACGCCTCTCTGGCCAGAGTGGGAGAATGGCGATGCTCTGGCGCGAAAGCGTGATCTTATCGGCGAACGTGCCTGGTCGGCGCTGTTCCAACAGAATCCATTACCCTCCGCCGGGCGACTTTTTTCTGTCGACCGAATTGGTTTCGCTTCGCCCGATCCCAGCGCGGCGGCTAGTGTCCGAGGGTGGGATCTGGCGGCGACTGACAAGACCGGAATGAACGACCCAGACTGGACCGTTGGTGTTAAGCTTACGCGCCGAGTTGATGGGCGATGCGTCGTTTCGGATATCGTCCGTATCCGCGGAACGCCGCGCCAGGTTGAAGACCTGATAGTAACGACTGCAAAGTGGGACGGCAATAATGTCACCATATCGATCCCGGAAGATCCCGGCCAAGCGGGTAAAAGTCAAACTTCGTATCTGGTTCGGCAGCTCGCGGGATTCCACGTGATCACCTCACGCGAAACAGGCTCGAAGGCAACTCGGGCTATGCCACTTGCTTCTCAGGTCGAGGCAGGAAACATCTTGATGGTTCGTGGCGAGTGGAACCGAGCCTTCCTGGACGAAATGGGACTTTTCCCTTGGGGGCGAAAAGACGATCAGGTCGACGCACTGGTACGTGCGTTTACGGCATTGACGACGCGCCCGCACCCGACCGGCTCGATAGCAGTATCGTACCTGGGCCGTTGATCACGTTCTGCAGTTGAGATTTGGAAGCCCATGTTTGATACACTCTGCGATCTTTTTCCAATTGACAATGACTATCCTCAACGTGTCCAAAAACTAACGCTTCTGAAGCGGGTCCTCGACGGAACGCTCTATGATGTCCTTCCTTATCATTTCCACGAGGAACGAAGTGCTGCCGGAGAATATATTCCGCTACGAAAAAGACGCCCGAGCGTCAGATATCCGTTATGCCGGATCGTTGTGGAAGATAGTGTATCACTATTGTTCAGCGAAGGACATTTTCCGACTATAGATAGTACAGACCCGTCAGTACGAGCGGCCTTCGCGAATATCGCTAAAGAAACCCGTCTGAATTTAACAATGATCCAGGCCGCCATGAGCGGCGCAACGGGGTCGGTCGCGTTGTTATTGCGGATACTTAAGGGAAGAGTATTTATTGATGTTCTGGATACGATGTACCTTACACCGATATGGAATCCGTCAGCTCCAGATACGCTGTCCAGAGTAGACGAACGCTACAAAGTCTCCGGCGCCGATCTCCAGCGGAACGGCTACGCCGTCGAAGATCCAGACGTGCTATATTGGTTTGGGCGTTCATGGGATGCCGAGAGCGAGACATGGTATGAACCAGTACCCGTTCAGAAATCGTGCATACCTACGATCGATACAGCCCGAAGCATAACCCACCAACTAGGCGTCGTGCCGATTGTTTGGATCAAAAACCTACCGAGTCCACCGGCGACGGGGGACAACGCCGACGGCGGATGTACGTTCGCAGCCGCAATGCACACCCAAGTCGAAATCGATTATCAGCTCAGCCAGGTCGGACGGGGGCTAAAATATAGTAGCGACCCAACACTGTTGCTGAAGGATCCCTCGCTCCCGGATGGCGAATTAATCAGGGGGGCTGGCAATGCGCTCATCGTATCGGAAAAGGGCGACGCCCGTCTTCTGGAGATCGGCGGAACGGCTTCAGCCGCAGTCATTGAATATGTTCGGACGCTCCGGGAACTCGCCCTGGAAGGCATTCACGGGAATCGGGCGAGTCCTGAGCGAATCACGGCTGCCCAGTCCGGTCGGGCACTTGAACTACTGAACCAAGGACTGGTCTGGCTAGCGGACAATTTACGAACAAGTTATGGGGAGGCCGGGTTGTTGCAACTTGCCCGGCTTATCGTCCGTGCATCCCAGACGTACAATCTTGTCGTTTTAGGCGAAATGATCCAACCGCTTGATCCTCAAGCCTCATTAAGTCTCAAATGGCCGCGATGGTATCCGACGACGGCCGACGATCGACAGAAGGACGTTCAGTCCCTTATCGCGTTGGTAACAGCAGGTTGTATAAGTCGGGAGACAGCCTTGAAAGCGATTGCTGCTTACTACGATATTGAATATGTCGACAACGATTTCGTTTCGACAATTCCTGATGATATTTCATGAGATCGAGATGGATAATGATTTGGACAAACTGAGCCCCCCCGCTCAGCCTGCCGCCGACGTGGCCGGACAACAAGACACGGTACCACAAGATCTTCAAAAACTGCGGGATGAGTTCCAATCCCGCCTCGTTGTAGCGAGTTTAAGAACAGAAGCTGTTCGCGCCGGAATGATCGACCTTGACGGACTAAAGTTGATCGACCTCTCGGCCGTGCGTCTGGGCAGCGACGACAGGATTATCGGTGGTCGCAAACTGATGGATGATCTCAAGCGCAACAAGCCGTGGTTATTCGTGGTTACCTCTTCCTCAAGCGCGACGGTGGCCCCGGCATCACAACCAACGCGTCAGAAAATGGCTATGGAAATGACTGACGACGAATATGCAGCGGCGCGGACGGCGATAACCAAATACCAATTCTGATCGTTCGCCACATTCGGCGCCGGTCGCACATCTAAGATAGGACGATTAATGGGTATCCAGAATTTCCCTGTTTCACTTCAGCCAATCATCCAGCAGGGGTTCCTCGAACGGGAATTCGCACAGGCCCTGCGATCACGCCTTGGCTATCGCGCGTGCGCCGACCGCGTAACGGTTGCGGTGGGCATTGGCGAAACGCTAACCAAGACCCGAGCTGGACTGAAACCGTCCGTCACGACGCCGCTAGCCCCTGCGACGAACACAAACTTCGACAATGGGTTAACTGTAACCACCTGGGGCGTGGAGCAATACACGATTGGTATCAATCTCTACGCCGCTACGACAGACCTCAACGTCGTCACCGAACGGGTCGGCATCGCTTCACAGTTTCTCCAGAACGCATATGTGAACGGTGAGCAGGCTGCCCGCAGCCTTGATGAACTGAGCCGGAATGCGCTTTTTGGAGCCTACATGGGGGGCAACACCCGGGTCCATACGACCCTTGCCAGCGCCGGTCCGGCGGTCGCCGTGGACGATGTACGTGGCTTTCAAACTGTATTCGTAAACGGCGTCCAGCAGGCTGTCAGTAGCACGACGCCAATGACGGTCACTATCGGGTCGGATTCCTACACGCTCGTTGGTGTTGCGATTGATACCACCAACGTCTCCACGTCACCCATAGGCGTATCCGGCGTGCTAACACTCGCCACAAGCGTGTCCGTCTCGGACGGGACGGCAGGTAACACCGTAACTGCTGCCAGTGGATCAACAATTGTGCGCCCGTCGCAGCGGGGAAATACTTCGTTGATAATGGCATCGGATACGCTGACGATGTCGAACCTCCTGGATGCCGTCGCCAAACTGCGCCTGAATGCAGTCCCTGAAATCGACGGAGCATACAATTGCTATCTCGATCCGATCTCGTCCCGCCAACTCTTCGCCGACCCGGATTTCAAACAGTTGTTCCAGGGAGCCACTTCCGCCAATCAAGTCTTTAAGCGGGGCATGACAAACGACTTTCTTGGCTTGCGCTTTGTCCCCACAACCGAAGCCTTTGTCCAGCCGCATCCGATCCTGTCGGGCCTGGCAATTCGTCGGCCAGTGATCTGTGGTCAAGGCGCATTGATCGAAGGTGACTTCGCCGGGATGGCGGCTTCAGATGTCGCACCGGCCGATTCGATAATCACAATGGTCGATGGCATTGCGATGGTGACGCGTGAGGCAATTGATCGCCTACAGCAAATCATCGCCCAGTCCTGGTATTGGATTGGTGGATTCTGCGCGCCTTCGGATACAACAACCAACCCGACGACAGTTCCCACTGCGACGAACGCTGCCTACAAGCGCGCCGTCATTGTGGAACACATCGGATAAAAAGGAGCCCCGTCGCGATGCCGCTAGGTTCTGTAAGTCCGTTCCGCCCAACCGGCACGATCAGCATATCCGTTGGTAGCGTTTCCGCAAATGCGCCCCTATCAGGCGGTGGCGACACGGTTGTTGTAACCAACACGACCAGCGCTCTCGCATATATCCGGTTTGGATCCGATTCGACAGTCACGGCCTCGACCGCCGACATGCCAATTCTAGCCGGCAACAGGCTGATTCTGTCGGTCAATAGCCTGATCTCATATGCAGCCGCAATTTCACCCTCGGGATCAGGCAGCGTTTTATTCAGCCGCGGCGATGGATCATTCATTTGAACCCTATGACGGACGCAGAGAAGGTGGATATCCGGCGGTTCTGCGGATATCCAGCTTATGGAGCATCCCCTAGCGGAATGCAGTCGTGGCGCTTTTTCCAGATTTACGGACTCTTGGAATATCGGCTTACAAATCTGTCAGATTCAGAACTTGTTGTCGCGCGTCGCTATTTAGGAAACCTCACTATGCTCGAGATGGCGGTGCCGGCAGCATCAGAGAACCTGGATACTGATGAGGCGTCCATGTGGACAAGGAACAGGGACGAATTGGCAGATCGAATGAGCCTTTTTGACGAATGGAGGCGGCGCCTCTGTGGCTTTCTTGGCATTCCAACAGGGCCTGCGCTCACGAGTAGCACGCCTAACTTGATTGTCTAAGCGATGAATGGCCAAATGCTACAGGACCGCCTGTACATGGGCGCCGGGATGTCGGCACGTCATATCGGACTGTCTGCCGACGCGTTCCGTCCGAACGGGCCT